TGTATAGAGCTTAAAGTCGTTGCCTTCAATTATATAAGTCTTATACTTGTCGTCCCGTGTAGTCATAAACAACACACCTTTTTTAATATCTGTATCATACAATTCGTTATGTGCTAATGCATATGCACAAGTCTGTATAAAATAATCTTCCATCCACTCAGGCTTCTTTAATGCTTTAGATGTCTTATGATCCATGATTGCAGGAACACCATCATACATACCAACTAAGTCTGTTGTACCAGCATACAAGCCCGGAAAGTATAATTGCACTTCCATACCCCATACTTCTGTTACTTGTGGTAAGCCTTCGTTAATAATTTTATCTGCCATTTTAGTAGCCATCTCATGTACGAGATTTTTACCTGCAGGGCGATCTTTTCCTAGTAGATAGTTTTCAACATGAGTGTGTACTAGTGTTCCTAAGCCTGTTGATTCTTTTGAAATCCTATTAGCCTCTACATTGCCTACACGTTTACGCCAAGCAATTAATCCACTATTATCACCAGTCTTAGACAGTATCGTTGTAACACTTGGCACTTTATCACCGCCAGGCGTTTTATACAAACGTTGGGCTCCGTCTATTCTAGAAAGTTTTTTATAATCGTATTTTTTGTTATGGTTTATCATCTGTTAAGTATAACAGATTTTTAGTCCTTTGTCAAGACTTTTCTACCAGGCTATTCGCCATTTAAAGGTAGCATCGGTGGATTGGTTGGTTATCGGATCTATGGTGTAACCTAAGTCCTCAAAGTATTTTATAACCTTAGAAATTTGTAATGATTTTTGTCTATCTTCCCTAGTGCCTCGTAATGTATCATAATATTCAGTTGCAAGAGTGTAGTTTGCATCTGTAGTCAAGGCCGCCATTGTAGTAGTTGTTATAACGTCCACATCAACTAAACCGGAATTGGTTGCAGTTACTATTGCAATTTCTAGATCTCTAACTTCTTTTAAGATTACCAGGTCTTGTAATGCTTGAGATCTTGCTTCTGTGGCTGTATAAAATATTCTACTCATATTCCTAAGTCTGCCTTTGCATTTGATAATGCCATATCGCCAACTTTTTCTTCGTTGTCTTCTGCATCACCAGGGTCGCTAACTATCGTAGTTAATATAATTTCAGTATCATTTACATCTGATACTAGATCAGGATTTTTACCTTTTAGTGTAGTAATATAATTCCTAATCCCTGTTTCCTGCCCATTAGCCTGAAATCCTAACTTAGATAACATGCCAACAAGTTCTTCCATTGGTAGCGAGTCTTTACCGTCCAATGATGCTCTAATTAAGAACATCTTAATTGCACTAGCAAAGTCAGCATCAATTGATGTTATCTCACTCAAGTTCACTCTTTAATTCCCTACCAAGTGGCTCTTCTTCTGGTCCCGACATTGCAGGCATTACAGGCTCATCGTCTGTAGCTCCAATATCGTCCATTGGTGCTTCGGCATCCATTGCTGGTGCAGACATTGGGTCTTTCAATGTATTAATGGCGGAATCAACTCCGTCTTTAGTTGTAGTAAGAACATCCATTGCTGACTGCAATGTATCTCTAATTGAAGTTCCAAACTGTTCACCTGGGCCATCACCAAATTTAGATTTGATTTGATCAACTAATGTAATTAAATCGCTTCCTAGCATATCAGCACAATCTTCAATCATGCCTTGGAATTCTTTACTGAGGCCATTTGCCGCAATAATAATTTCTGCTTGCTCGATATCTTCATCACCAATTTCAGCTTCAAAAATAGGCTCCGCATCTACATTAGCCATATCTTCATAGACTGCCTTATGTAAAACTGCACGAGTATATTCTGCTCCACCTTTACTTGCTAACGTATCAAGTTCCTTTTGTAGATCACCTAAATGATCTCTTAGCTGAGATCCTTGAAAAGATTCATCAATCTCAATGCTTTGCTTCAATAATGCTTCCTTAGCCGCATTGGCTGGACTTGTATTATTGGAAATATCGTTAAACTTCATATTAAACCTCCTGGTATCTTTATATTGTGTTTATTTAGCCAAATAAGACTATATAACTATCTTCTTTTAATAGATGTCTTGCGACCTATCTTAGGCCTCATTGCGTTACGATGCCCTTTTTGTCTATTAAGTCTCCTCACTCTTCTAGAAATGGGATTATATCTTTTTGTTCTATTTCGCTTAATAGCCATCCTTGACTTAAAACGTTGCTTTGCACGTTTAAAGACATAACGTTTTTTAATATCTATTCTTTGATTGCAGGCTCCGACTGTACTGACAATACGGCCACGACGTTTACCGGTAGTACAACGTATTTTGCGTTTTACCTTGTTACCTGTCCTTGCCCATACTATTCTTGATTCGATTAAAATCTGTGTCATGAAACCTCCAATACTAGTTATTAATAATTATATAACCGAGCATACCTATTAGAGCAACAATTACCGTTCCGGCAGTTGTTACCATTGTATTAAATCTTTTATTGGCTGATTGATGTATTAGATCTTTGAGATCGTTAAAATTGGAATCGGCTTTACCTTTAAATTCTGTGAAATCTCTGTGTAGATAGTCTAACCTATCTTCTAAGCCTGTAAACTTCTCTTCCATGCGATTATATCGTTGAGCACATAATTCAACATGTAATTGAAGGTCTTCAGCTTCACCTGTTACTACTTTAACTTTATTATTCATTAGAGTCTTCTTTACCGAGTGAGTCATAGACTAGGTTGCTCTTGCATGTTAGTCTGCTTGTATGATCCGTAAAGTGCCAATGTGAGCCAAAGTGAGTTATATAAAGCCGTTTTTTATTTACTAGGTATTTATGACTCTAGAGCGAATCATGGCGGACAAAGAACATGTTTGTGTTAACGCCTCTAGTGTATATCTGCTTAGTTAACTTAGCAGTTTCTTGTAATCCTGTATGCATTGTGAGTCCATGTGCTTCGTTATTAAGTGTTTCTTCTGTCATTATACCTTTTTTATCAACAATCCATTTATAAGTCCATACATTGTGCTTGCCTGTGTGCTTAGTACCAAATAAACCGTCTGTAATATCTTGATCCAGAATCATTTCTACTCCAGCAAGAATAGGTTGAGACCTTGATGTTGCTATACCCATAAGTTTTTCTAAATTTTCTGAGGATTGTCCTTCGTCATTGCTTATATCATACAATGTCCAACAAGAATAAAATTCAGGATCTCCACCAAAGTGTGATCCAGGCATACTCCACGAACGTTTGTTAGATGCTTCTGTCATTGTATATTACCTTAGACGGCCAAGTAATCTCGCCGCGGCATAGCCTGCTACTCCAGCACCGCCTACTTTTGCAATACTTGATATAAAGTTTTTAGAAGAGCTGGAACCATGTACGGCATTTCCGGGACCTATTGCTTTAATTTCTGCATTATCCTTAGTCTTCATTTCCCATGCTTTATGTTGTACAAAGGTACTAAGTGTTCCAAATAAATCACTACGTCTACCACGTGTTCTATAATACTGTAGTAATCTAGTTACACATGTTTGCTTTTGGAAAGTTGTTAAATGTTCCCAATCTGTTATTAATCTGCGTAAACTCTTATAGTTACTAATAGTAATATTCATTTGGCTTTCTAGTCTATATAAAAGTCTAACTGCTGTTGTTCTATCCATACGTCCGCTACCAATGCCTTTTAAGAAATCTTTACACATTTTTTCATTTATATGTAATCTAACTCTTAAAGCGGCATTTTGTTCTGGAGCTTTAAGTCTAGAACTTTCTTTTGCATCTCTATACATAGCAATATGTAATGCTTGATATAAATCTGTTGAGCTTACACGACTTTGGCTAAAGTTTCCAAATATCATTGTTCTTTTTGCATAGTTTTGTGCAAAAGGAGCCGTTTCAAATTCCTGTGCTAACATATACAATGTTACCATATTTAAAAATGCGGCATCAACTGTATCTCTTAGTGTCAAAGAGTTTAAGTGTGTATTACGAAACATTTTACTTTCGTTACAGTTTTCCTTAATAAATGAAAATGCTTCTTCTGTTAAAGGTTCAACTGTATGTCCACCCTCCATTTGAGCCCATTCATTTGCTGTATACTTTTCAGACATAACGTCTATTCCTTTTTCATAAAGTTTGGTCGATTAACAAACTTAATCTTACCATGCGGTGTAGCAGATACAAAACCTTCGTGGCCTTTATTAGTTTTAATCCCTGTTACATGGGTATCTAATTGATCTTTGATTGTATGCTTTATGTTACTTAGTGCAGAAACAATACGCCATGACATCTCAAAAGGTGCTTTGTACTGTTGTAAGTGTGCTAAAACATTTTTCTTCTTATTATCTGTTAATCCTGCTGGACCTTCAATCCACTTAATGAATTCGTTTGCTAACTCTGGTGCAGAACCAATATCAATACCTGACCTTGCTTTAAAGTTTACAAACTTTTTAAATAGTTCTGGTAAGTTTGCTATTTTAAGACTGCCCATATTAAATGGATCTAGCATATCATCAATTAGTTGTGCTGGACCACTTTTAATTAAGTTCCTTAAAGACTCTACTTCTGCCATTGGTAGTTTAATTTCAGTATCTGTTGGTATATTTGTCTCTGGACCAAAGATTACTAACTTAGGACTATCTTTTAATCCTAAAGATTTAGGAGTTACTGGTGTTGGTTCTCCATCTGCGGCACTAGCAGATTCAACAGAATTAAAAACACTATGTACTGCTATGCCACATTGGCTTTTAGCAATCTTAGCACCTACTGGATTATCTTTATCGATTGTATACCTAACTTTAACCGGACCAAATGTAATATCTTCTTCTGTATGAACAATATCATCAGCACTCATATAAAGTAAATCACCTTGTATCATTTGTCCAACTAGACTCTTTGGTGTTGCTTTCTTTAATAGCTCGTATATGCTTGCAAACTTATTTGCATAATACTGCCTACCTTCTTCATCTGGTCTTCTATTAAAAATCATAGCCTGTACATCTCCGGCACTAGTAGGTTTTCCATCATATTTCTTTGCACCCATGCCCGCTTTATCTGTTACAATAAAAGAATTTTTATCCATCCATCCAAAAATTACTGCTGGGCTTCCGTCCCATTTAATTGAAGTTGTTTCTCCATGGTTCTGTGAGGCATGCACCATTGCATCAAGAGCTCGCATTGCACCCTGCGTTCCATTCTCATCAAAGATAATATCTTCTGGATGGTCAATTCTTGCTTTTGCTTCTTTTATTACTTTTTTGTTATGTACGATAACTTCGTTTATCTTCATGTTATATTTTCCGATTTCTTTAGGTCTGCTTTAAACTTTTCTTGTTCCTGTGGAGTAAGTTTATTAAACTCGTCCCATAAATTGCTTGTTGCTTGTCTTACTGCTGGTGGTAATGAAGCAAGATCTAATTCGTATTGTCCGTCTTTCATTTGCGGAGTTTTACGAAGTGCTAATTCTTTTTCCTGTTTCTCTTGATCTGTTGAATCATCTGGTACAGGTACTTTTAAATCTTTATATGCACTTGCAATAACATCAGGAGATACTTTATTCTTTGCTAGGAACCTTGCAAGTACTTCGCTATCAGTTGGACTTCCTGCTGTTTTCCATGCTTTTTTAAGTTTGTCTGCTGTAACAACATTCATTGTATTTCCGCTAACTGTTTTAGCTTTATCTACAGTTGGCTTAGCAAGTTCTTTTGCTTTTGCAATAGCATCTTTCTTAATGGTATCCCAAACTGGTCCTTCACCTAAGAATTCAATGTTTGGATTTGTATTATAATACCCTACTGTATCAAATAATCTATCAATTTTTCTTTCTGTTAATGCAATTCCGTTATTAGTTTGTGATTGAAATAGTTCTTGCTGATCTGCTCCTCTGTCATCACTTACACTCTTACCTGCTACTGCACCACCTGCGGTTGATGCTAATGCTGTTTGTATTTGTAAGATGGCTTGATATGTTGCATCGTTCTTTAATGCAATTTCTTGTGCGGCATTTGTAAATTGTGCCATTTGCTCGACATATTCTGGTGTAAAAGATTTCTTTGCTAACTCTGCCAATGCATCAAATGCTGTTGCATCTCCTTTAGCAAATTCTGCTACTAACTGTCCTGCTAAATCTGCATCTGATGGAAGAACTGTTAAGTTTTCAAAGTTCATAGAACCTTTCCATTCAAAGCCTGGAAATTCAACTTTACCAGATACATCAAAACTAATTTGATCTAATCCTTCAAACGGTACAATCTCTGCTTGCATTCCTGACAACCAATCACCAACTGCATTAAATGCACCTGCGGCAAGTCCGGAAATAACACCTGTCTTTAATCCTTTTCCAATTGCTGTAGATAGCTTCTCACCTTTAAGTACTTCAACAGAACCTTTTAATAGTGTAGCGGCAACACCAATAGCTATTGCACTTCCACCTGTTCCAATACCAACTAAGGCAGTCATAACACCAATAGCAAATGCTGTTTTACCAGGATTCATCTTGGCATATTTTCCTAAGTTTTCTATCCCTGAAGTAATTTTACTATCTTCACCTAGTTTAGCTTTAATATCTGTTTTTAGTTTCTCAAATTTATTATCAAAGTTTTCTACTGGTTTTGTATCTTGTATTAATTTTCCAATTTTACTTAGATATTCATTAGCGGCTTTTGCAGTATCTACAATTTTATCTTTTGTTAATCCTACAGCCGTTCTATTTCCGCCTGTTTCATCAGATAGTTTTTGTACCAATGGAAACAAGTTATTAATTTGATCTTGTCTTAGTTCAACTTCAAGTAAGTCGTCCCAGGCTGATACTACTCCTTCAACAATACGTCTCTGTTCTTTATCTAAATCGTAACATACACTTTCAAGTAATGCTGTTCGTTTGTTTATATTTGTTATTTTCATTTGTTAAACAATGCCTTTACTAGTGCTTCCTGCCCTATTGTATCTAAGGCATCATATCCCATTTTAACCTTTTCCCAGTTAGGTAGATTTGGATCATCAATTGGACCACCTTGTGTTGTACTAGAAACTTCCTCGTCATCTGGCTTACCTGCTTGTGGAGTTGTTCCAGTTGTTGCCTGAGGGCCTCCTGCTTTACCTAGTGATAACGTTTTAATAAGTGATATTGACTTTTCAACCCAATCAATTAACTTTTTCATAGTTGCATCAACATTCGCTACTTCATTTGCTGTTTTTTCAATAAATGCTAACTTAGCAAAAGAAGTAGTAATAGAATCTAAGTCATTTTTAAACTTCTGTATTGCTTGTGTAACATCTGCATTCTGTTGTATCTGTTGAGCTACTTGTGGTTGAATGTGTCCAAAGAAAGATGCTCTCCATTGGTTGTCATCAATTACTGATTCTGGTGTAGATGAATTTGCCGCGGCTTCTAAAGTTTTTAAATCTGCATTAAAGTATTTTGTTTTAATGGCTGTTGCATAGCCAACAATAAATGCTTCTTGTTTTGCAGGAAATTCGTTGTTTGCTTGTATGTTTGCTAAAAATGCATTACCAGGAGTGTATAACTCTCCAGCAAGTGTAGTAGTTAATGACTCAAAAGTTTTTAATTCGGACTGATATTCTGGATTTGCATCCATTGTCTTTTCAGCTTCACTTGCTGACTGTGCAGGAGCTCCGCCTGCTTGCTGTCCTTGTTCTGGATCTCCCATTTCAACTTGCATATGTAAAAATGCAACGGAAAAAATTAATGATATTGATCTAACAGAATCCTCAACTCCAAATCCCTCTGGTGCTGTTGCACTTCCGCCTTGTAACATTAACTGAATCATCTGATCTGCACCAGCGGCTCCTCTGTCTGCTACATTAACGTTTTTAATAATCTCTCTTTTATTTTCTTTGATGTATACTAATAACTGTTTTGTACTAATTGCATTATTAGTTGCTTGCATAATTGCTTTACCAACCATTTTAACAATGTCACCTAAAGGTAGGTCTTTACCAGTTGAATCTGCTTCTCCTGGTCTTGCAGTATTAAACATCTTTACTGCTTTTTGATCAATTAAATTAGTAAGTTTAGCAAACTCATTTGCTCCTTGGCCTCTAACTGCAAGGCCAACTCCATTAGCAACGTCTTTGGTTTTATTAACCACACGTTTTGCTAAGTCGCCAAACACACCTTCATCTAAGTTAATTTCATCTTTTTCATTTAAGTCTTGAAATTTCATAATGTTATTTATTTTCGTTTTCTTTAATAATCCTTACACCTCGAGTGAATTTGTTTGGGTCGCCGTTTTTAATTGCTAACTGCAAACGCCTAGTTAAGTCTTGTGCTTGATGCTCTGGATAGGACGTTTCTATTATCCTAACGAGATTAGATATCCTTGCTAGTGCTTGTACCGCAAGTCCCTCCACCATTAAGTGCTTATCCTTTTTAGGAACAATAGTGGTAATTTCTTCTAATATTGATCTAGTTTTTGTTTGCATTGTAACTCTATTTATGGTAAATACATCTGTAGGAGACATTTAATAACATGACATCAGCCCAAGAAATACGTGAATTTATGAATCGATTAGCGGTTATTAACGAAGATTTTTCGTCAACCTCTGGATCGGACGGATCTTTTGGTAATAATCCACCAAAAGACAAGATAGCACCTGAAACAGGTAACGTTTCGCATGACATTACTGCTACTGAACTTAATCGTTTAAAAGTAACTTTAAGGCCGCTTGTTAGTGATGAATTACAATCTCGTTTTGTACAAGCATTAAACAAGATGCGAAGTAATGCCCCAATGGGAACAAGTGAAATGAAGCTGATTACTGTAGCCTTTATGGCTATGGCTGATATTATTGCAGATGATGCGGCATTGACTATTAGATTAAGAAATACCATTCAATCATACAACCTTTCTGCTACATCAGATGCTAAAGATGATAAAAACGTAGAATTTGACGATGGTGATGCACCAGAAGTTGAAGATGACGGTCCTGACGAAGAACAACGAGATCGCACTAGAGCTGATACAGCTGATACATAATAATTAAGCATCTCTAGTTAATCCTAAATTTCTTAACTTATCCCTATTAACAGAAGAAGACGTAGATTGTGGTTGCTCTGTTGGAGTAACTATTGTACTACTTGTCTTATGTAGTTTGTTGAATACTGTAGTTGCCGAACTTGCTATTGGCTCTGCATCTTCTGCTAAATCTGAGATTAACAATGTAGTTGGATCAAAGTCCATCTCAAGTTTCTGTCCAACTGCACTACTGCTTCTTGTTTTCATAAACTGTAGTTGCACTCTATTTCTTTCTCGCATACTCGGAGTACTATATATACCAAACACATTATCTGCCGTTTGTATCTTACTTAAACCACCAGCAATCATACTATGGTCAAATTCAACACTTTCTACGGCACTTCTGTTTAACTGCGATGCAGTTGCAAATAATAGATTCTCGGTAACTGCTAGATTTCTTAATTCCTCACTAACAATCTTATCTTTAATGTATAAATCAGCAACACTAATCTTTTGTCCTGCTGGCATCATTAAGTCTAAGTAATCTACAAGTATTGCATCAACATGTATCTTACGTTGTGTTTGAAATTCTCTAATCCATGCTAATAAATCGTTTGCAGTAACACTATTTGGTAACTGTACAATCTGTAAACACCCTGATTTCTTTCCAATCATACGAACTTTCAAATCAATGTCATCAATTTTCTTGTAAACATCTCTAGTAGATGTTCCTGTTAACATTGCGTCCATTCTCATAGAACATAAGCCCTCACTTAGCTCTAAACTAAAGTAAACAGTATTCAGTCCTGCTTTTGCCCAATTTAGTCCTAAGTTTTGTAAGAACAAACTTTTACCAGCACCAGATGCACCTGCAAATATGTTTAGTTCTCCTCTATTAAATCCTCCATATAACTTATTATCAACAGTTGTCCAACCAGTTGTCAACTGTCCATTTGCATCTTTAAGTCCTTCTAGTCTCTCTTTAGGATTTTCAAAATAGTTTGTGCCAAATGTCTTTGGAAGTCCAACTTGTACTGCGGCTTTAATTAAGTTTTCAACTTCTCCGTAGTTACTTTTTTCTAATAAGTCAGCACTAGTTAGAATTGCACCTTCTAATGCTTTATGTCTAGAAAATCCTTCAAACTCATCTAAGAACCATTCTTTATGTTCTTCTGCTTTGCCGCCAATTTCTAATATCTCAATAGAAGTAACTGCCGTAAGTTGTTTTGCGTCAGGTACATTACTATGTTCAGTAATATAATCTTTAATAAACTTTGCCGCAGGACGCAATCGACGATCAAAATATTCTGGATCTAATACATTGTTACATCTTGCCGCCAAGTCCCTGCTAGAAATAAGAAACTCTAAGAAAAGTTTCTGTAATTCATAACTATATTCTTTAATTTGTTCTTCAGCCATCATTGCCCCATTTAAGTTTTGCTATCATTAAGTCTTCTTTATCTCGGAATCTAAAGATCATGTCGTCTAACGATGATTGATATGCCCAACGTTTTATCGGACTAGCTTTCCAATTACTTACTTTATATGAAGGTAATCCAAATTCTGTAGTCATCCATAAAATAACTTCTTCCCAAAAGACATTATCATTTTGTCCTTCTTTCCAATCTAACTTAAAACTATAATATGGTTCTACCTTATAACTATACACACCATCTCCTCATTAATAATTTAACCTTCAAAGGCGAGTGTTCAATCGCCATTAATATACTTTGCAATGTTGCTACTCTACCAAAACGCAATATTGCCTCATTGGCATCTTTTACACCTGCAGGCCAGTCAGGAAAACTAACATTCCAACCTAAGTTAATTGCATCTTCGACTAACGACTTGCCACCTGGATCTTTGTCTGCTAACATTACCGGTTCTGTATCTAAATCCTCAATTAGTTGTGCTTGATATTTGCTAATTTTATTAGATAGTATAGCAACACCGCCTATTGCTAAGGCATCATATTCACCTTCGCATACTATTGTATATTTACGTTTCTTCTGTTGCTTATCTAAGTTGAATACATATTCGTCCGGAGACTTTCTTAACATCTTAGCAGTTCCTTTAGGAGGATCGCCTATCCAACGTGCCATATAACCAACTACTTTTGAATTATCTGTATAAGGTAAAATAATACGTTGTTTCATTCCTATCTGGTTTGTCTGCTCCCACTTTGCTAATTTAAATATGCCTCTACCTGTTAAGTACTCAACAGCCTCATCTCTTAAATCTGTTAGTTCAAATGGATATGGAATTTCAGGCCATTCCTTATTAAACACTTCTTGTTCTTCTTCTGCTACTTCCTCAATAACTTGATCCCATAACAAAATTTTAAGTCGCTGTATTTCAGCTTCGTCAATGCCTAATACTCGCATTAACTTAATTAATTTAAAACCTAACTTACTTCCAGATCTCCAACCAGTTGTAAATCCACAATTAAAACAATGATAGGCAGTTTTCTCATTATCAAATCTAATGCCACCTCTGCCTTTAGTATCTGGCCTACTTTCTCCGTTATGAATACACATAGGACAATTCATAGTAGACCAACCACTACTGTTTGTTTTCATAGGAGGCAAATAACCTCGAATCGTCGATTCAACAATACTCATGTTATTAGTATACTATAATGTATACTGAAAGTCAAGAAAAATAAATGCCGTTTCTGTCCACTTTTAATGACATGTAATATTCAATAGAAGGAAAGTTTTCATAAAGCCAAGGGCCTATGTATAAAAGGAATAGGTAGTATATTCCAAACGAGCTTGGAATAGCGGCAAGGACGACAAGCCGGTTTTCGAGGTCTGTTAGTTCACGATTAAAAAATTTCATATTATACTCTTATTAGAATTTTATCTATTGTACCAGCATTTGTAACATCGTCTGTTTTGCATGCTCGGAGCCATCTTACGCCAGCATAGTAATTGAAAGGGTCTATGCCTGTGAATCCTGTATATGTAATTACCGCAGTATTTCCGTCCTGAGGGATCAGATCTGCATACAATGTATCAGCAACAATATTATCGTCTAATGTTCCTTGAATTTTTAATGTTCCTGTGTAGTTGCTACAATATACGGCAGTAGAAAATAAACTTGTATCTTTTCTATAATATGATGGTCCGTTAGTTGCTGAACTGGCATAACCAGATCCGCTGGTAATAAAAACAGGAAAGTTTGTAATCTCAAAAGTAGATCTACTAAATGGAACTACTGCTTCCATTATTTCAACGTCCCAATGAGCTCTTTGAGAACGATCCCAACTTAGAGCTGTTTCAAGTCCTCTGCCATCTACGATAGTTGCAGATAACACATACCTACCAGGAGGTGAGGTCATTAAATCTCTTGCATAAATTGTTAATCTTGCTTGTCCGTTTTCTGCTACTGTTGGAACGGCACGTCTTTTAAAAATAGTTGTACTTGTATAACTATCCCATAAAATAAGCATAACTTCTTTATGTAATAAACTTAGTGGTCGTCTATCTGATCCTGATATTGTTAGATCCAGGAGGTTATCTACACCTTGGAACCACCTAATTGTACGGTCGGTATAAGATGCATGATGTCTAGTTAATGAGGATCCAGTTCCGGCTCCTGCATAGTTTAAATTAGCTTTCGCTACTGTCGAGTTTAATGTTCCCATGTGTTTATTTATCTGTTATGACAAACAACCCCCTGGTCCTCCTACTAAGTATAGTTAGAAACATGGACATTAAAATACAACAATTTTTAGAAGAATTTCCATTTATGAGCTTAGTTCGCTATGCTGATAAGGAGATTGTCGGAATAATACAAAATAGCGATAATACAGTTGTAACTATGTATCGGTATGATTTGTTAAAATCGCCCGAGGAGAAGTTATTATTCATAGAAGCTGGTGAGGAATGGTGGTGGGGAAGTAATCGTCTGCTACCAATTAATATTGTGCTTAAAGCCACAATGAAAAACTTTGCTTACTGCTTGCAGACTTATGCTACTAAGGATTTTGATATGCTTGCTGGACATTTAACTAGTTTAGAAAATGTAATTGTTAAACGTACTAAAAGACGCCAAATTAGTCTTGTTAAGAAGATGGATTAATAAGTTCTTCGCATAACAAGTTCATTTGTGCTACAATCATAATTGCATATGCCGTTGCATGCGACTTCTTAAAGAAGTAATCGTTATTTGTAGGCTTCACCCAGACTTCATCCATAATCTGTTTCCATCCTTTATTAACAAGATAACGTTTTGCTGGTCTAATCATACCTAGTACTGCCGCCAGTTGTTCAATACTAGTAGGTTTTGTTGCACGAAGTATTTCTCCGTGCCCGTTTACATGTAGAAGTTTACTAGAAAACTCATCATGTGTTAGTAACTCCCATGTTGGTTCCTTTGCAATCAACTTATCTAGTTGATCTTTGTTTTGTATCTTAGAATAAAAACTAACATTTAGTAAATCAAGTTTAAAGAAACCCATGTCTTCTGCTTCTTTATGATCTAGACTGCACCAGCCCGTATAAGGATTCACAGATACAGGATGAAAGTAAACACCAGTTTTGTGTTTAGTTGCTCCATGCTCCGTTTGAATCATTGCTGGTACTCCATCGAGTATATGCAATAATTCCTCCCTATTACCAAAGTCTATATCAACGTCTGGTCTACTCATCGTAATCCTTGCTTAATAATGTTAATCAATTCTTCTTGTCTTTCTTTCATATCTCGCATCTCGTCATATAATAATGTTAATTTCTTATCAAATGTTGAAATACGTTTTTCTAATTGCTCCAAGTCTTGTACATGAACAGTTAGTTCAGAATCTTGTTGCACCATGTCACTTCTGTTGGGCTTTTTTGTATTGTTCTTGTCCACCATTCTGTGTCAATGCTCCTTGTTATAACATCTAATTGTCCAGGTTCCATTCTGTCTAATAATCTTTGTGCTGATTCGGACGAATAAATAATCCATGGACTTATCCTACCCATGACTATCGAATTCATGGCTGTTGCTGTAGGTACTTCTTGGAAATATTTCTCCCATGATACTCCAGTTTCTTCGCTCCATGACTTCATTAGTAACACCATGCGTTCTACTGCTCGTTCAACTGTTTCCAACTTACTTGTTTCTTGTATATACAAAGAGTAAGTCTCTTTTTTGTTCCAATTACTTAGTTTAACACCATGCTTAAATAACCATTTAATAAACTTATTTGTGCTTACTGGTCTTAACTCTATTATGTAACTAGAAAATTTTATAAAACCAATGTAGTCCGGACTTCTAATAAAGTCCTCAGTAGTACGTTCTTTCTTTGTTTGCGGACTTACATACTTCATGAAATCATACCATACTTGAAAAGCAATCCTAGAAGACGGTTCGTCTATAGACATCCACCTTCTTTTCTTTTCACACATATGGCTCGATAAGGTTCTCTCCCTAGCAAACTTTTTCATGCAATACTTACATTGATAATCTGTCGTCATACTATTTAAACAAATCCTTCAATTTTTTATCTGGTGTGTTTTTCACCGTTGCAATATCCTTAAGAGTATCTTTGTCGTTAATTTCTCTGAATAATTCTACTTCTTGCTCATTACAATGTGGCAACAAATCTAATATCCACTCTCTAAGTTTATCCTTCTTTGCTCCTTTAGGTGGAACAAATTCATGTCTCATTTTGTTTCCTAGCCCTACCAATGCTAGTATCCTATAACGTAACTCTTCATGCCCGCTAGTAGTGGCAATATAATCAACATTGCTTAAATCATTAACCATTAACAAATAATGCTCTTGTATCTCCTGAGGGCCTTGTACTTGGCTTGCCCAACGTTGTGCCATATATGTGCTAACTGACTTTTTACTCTCGTCATCTAACTTAGAATAGTAATCACTATTCCTATAGTCTATGGCATTCATTATCTCATGGATATTGACTTTATGTGTTGCAGATGCTTTTTTCTTTGCTGGCATACTACTACTTAAAACCAAATGTTGTTAAGGTCAAGAACTTCAGGCACCTTAGTTGACTCTTTTAAGAAGAAACTACAAGGTGCTCCTTTACCTGCTGATAGAGGAACTGTTAATATATGTCCAAACTTTAACTTAGGCACATACCATTTTACTTCTTGATATACGTTTACAATCTCAACCGGAACCCAATTTGCTTTGTATCCGTTTACAGGATTAAATTCAAAAGCATTAAAGCCTCTGTCATTCAAACTCATAATACTTACAATCTCAGGTTCTCCATGATCTGGTTCACCAATAATTAAACTCCAATCTAATGGCATTTTAATTTCAGATTCTCCAATTCGTAATACTGCGGCTGGACAAGAAAAACTTTCTAAGAACACTAACGGTATAAAGAGATAGTCTACATCTTTTGCATCACTATAATCTAATACACTATATCTTAAATCGCCATCTACTTCAGTTGGCAGTCTGTCTAAGTCGTACGTTTCATTGTCTACTGTTAATATATTCATTAATATTTTACCTTCTGTGTTTCGTGTGGGTAATTTGCTTCATCATAGAACTTTTTACGTTTTCCTAGATGCCTTTTAGAGAACTTTGCATTGCTAGTGATATCCCATATCTGTACAAAGTCCTTATCTTCTGCTTTTCGTATACCTCTACCTATGCTTTGAATAGTTCTTACAAAGCTCTTACCAGGTTCTACTAGTACTAGGTTAAAAATACGAGGTATATTAATACCTACACTTGCAACCCCATATGTCGCAACAATAATCTTATTGTTTAGTGTCTGCACCTCATTATATTCTGCTTTACGATCTTTACTTTTCATCGATCCGGATACAAATACACAATCAGGAAGCAGTTCTTCAAACAGTTGACCTGTTTTAATTCGATCTACTAGTATTAAAGTATTTCCTGTATCACTAATTGTATCCATCTTCTTTGCTATCTCTATCATACGTTCCTTATTGGTAGTAAGAAACGACAGTTCTTCTTGATAGTTGTTATATTCAACACTATCCTGGTACTGCAATATTTTAACATTGCAATTTGATAGAACACCCTTGTCTTGTAGTTCACTTGCTTGTAGCCTATGTAACACTTCACCAATGCTACAAATTAAACTAATGTATTCGTGTTCTTCTTTAGGTATTGTTCCTGTTAATCCCCATCGAATAGGAATGTTTGCAAAAGGCCCTGTTAGCATTGTCCTAAGTACATCTGCTTTTGCCATATGCACTTCATCTACCATAACACATATTAAATCATCTGTGAGGATATCAATATTAACATTACTCTTACCATCTTTATATCTCTTAATTAGAGAATTTATACTTTGCCATGTAGCAATAACATGTTTATGTCCTGCATCTTTTTCATCACCAAAAAATACACCTACGTCTAAACCTAAGTTAACATAGTCTTCTTGTGTCTGCTTAACTAGATCCTTGTTAGGTACAATTACTAACGTTCTACCATAAGGCTCACACATTAAACTTAATGCGGCTGTCATTAATGTCTTACCTGCACCAGTTGCAATTTCTTGTACACCATGTGGGTTAGCAAGAAACCTATTAATACATTCTATCTGATAGTCTCTAAGTTTAACAGGTTGCCCTTCTGCAACATGTCCTTTAGGCCAGTTAATGCTAGAAAACGTATCTTCGGTAACTTGCTGAAACTGAAAGTTATGCTTAACTCTTTTATCAACTAGCTCAACACTCCAGCCTTCATTATCTAATATAGGTAGCACTCGATCTAACAAATTTAAATACGTTGAACCAGCGGCTGTAAAATATCCAATCTTACCATCCCATCTTCCTAATCGATAAGCTGGTACATGATATGCATAAGGCAACATGTATTTCAATTTTGCTTCACACGATCGTCGAGTACTCGGTGATAGCTCGTGGAAACGAACGTTTACCTCATCTCTTATTTCTAATGTACATATTCCTGACATATTAGTATTATACTTTCATTTGCAACAAAAGTAAAGAACTTTGTTTGCCGAAACTAAAAAAGTACCCTCCCGAAGGAGGGTACGAATAGGTGCCACCACGCAAATAATCACACCTATTAACTCTATTGGCAAGCCTTCGTTGCCAATGCTAAACTTGAAAGATCTAAATCCTCAAATACCGGCTTACCTTTAGAGGTGGTACCAATAATTCGGAGTTTGGTCTTACCTACATATGAGGTAGACGGAATCATTATAAATCCAGTATCTCGTTCTAGTACAGATGCTTTCTGAACTGGTCCTGCTAGTTCGTTATCTAAGCGAATTTGGTAACTTATAATACCTTGTGTCTTAGTATTAATGTAAATCATACTTGGATTTGCAGTAACATTCCTTCGCTTAACAGAACTAACCTTACAATATGTAGAATCAGACATGGAGTTAACTGCGACTGTAGTTTTCCAAGCCTTTCCTTTGTAAGATACATTCATTTTCTCGGCCGCACTAGCACCTGTACTTACAAGGGCTAGTGTAGCAATAGTTAAAAGTGATTTCTTAAACATTTTCATATCTCCTTTAGAAGCTTCGCTTCATTACTGTGGTTTCTGCAAGCCTTTTCCACTTACCGTCTATACCAGTCATCTTGCAAAGGTCTGCAACCTTAATCACTGTACGAAGTGACAGCTCACGGAGCCTGTCCTGGTTAGATTCAACATAATCATAAATGATTTTGTTTTCTGCTTCTGAGAAGTTGTATGAGTTAAGCATACCATCTCTCATTATTTGTTTAATACGAAGCATCTTGTCATATGCTGAATCAAGTGTAAGATCCAAATAGTGACAACGTGACTCAAGAGCACTAAGGTGATCTTTAAGTTTTGCACTTCGTACATGCTCAAATTTAATGTTAGTAATAAAAATAGCACTACCTTTAAATTCAAAACGATCCGGAACACCTTCTCTTCGTAACATAGAAGAATCTGTGTTCCAGCAAATAATACGTTTCTTAGAACTATCAAGTGCCGCTTTAAGAATGTTCAAGGACAAATCATCCATTAACACACTATCACAGTCATCAAATACTAACACATTACCAGCACCACTAAATGCATGCAATTTGCAGTACAAACCAATTGGGCTCATTGCACCCTTAACAACTTCAAAACGAGGACTCATGTTAGCAATCTTATCAAACATAGCCGCTTTTTCAAGAGTACGTTCAACACCAAAAGACTTACCAACACCTGGAGGTCCTACAACAATCATTGCACGAACTGTACCTTCAATAGCGGCATCAGTCATGTCCTCAAGTATTTCAAAACGTTCTGCAATTTCTTCTAAACGTTTTGCATCATATTCTTCGTCGTGTACTTCTTTTTCAGTACTAACAACTTCGTTAACCATATCTCCAGCATTTGCAGGAGTAATATCTGCCATGCTTGCTACTTTAACACGAATCTGTTTATCAGCAAACTCACCAAATGAGTCATCTGCAACGACTGTAACATAACCACCTTTTTCATTGTAGTCTGCTACTAATTGCAGTACCTTATTATGTACGTTAAAAGTGCGGTATTTTCCGTTTGTTATTTTTATAAAAGCTGACATTTAATTTCCTTTGCGTGGTTGAACTCTTATTGTACTTACAGTATAGCACCAGTTGGACCATAAGTCAACCATTATTTTGCTTTTTTTGTAAGTTTTTTTGATATAATTTCAAAAAATTACGGCAATTCTGCTCAGCAACCTTATCGCCTAAACTTTTATAATGTGCGATATTAGCTTTCATTGCTTCTTCCATTTGCATGACCTTTTGTTGCTGTTTCCTCATTATATACAGTATAGGATATAAACGTCTAAAGAGCAACCTTTTTCTGGTCCGCTAAGTCGTTGATTTTAAACGACTTTGAAAAAAAGATTTCTGTTATAAATCAACGACTTAACGTAATTCTACGTCTTCTAAGCCAGCTACTCGCAATTTAGTGATATTATTAATCTGAAACGACTTTGCATCTAGGGCTTTTGTGAGGCCTATGAACTTATTCCTCAATAATGCAAATTCATTGATGAGATTTTCCATTTGTGCTACTTCTGGCTCACCATCTGTGTACTTTTCTGCGTCTCGACTGCTTAGTGTACGGTTGTAATGCTCTGTAAACTGCCTAAATTTAGCAGATCGTACTTTTCTAAGCTCAATATTTAAATGTTCGAGGATTGCTTCAATTTCTTGTAGCTGATTAAACCTCCATTCCACTTGTCCTGGCATTTCCCTACTTGCTTTTTCGAGACTTCCGTTCATTTTTAGCTCTTTACGGGCTTCAGCTATCTCATTCTCAAAATGTCCTATGCAATTTGGTAAATGTGTGATATCTGTCTGAACTTTCCTATACCAGGTACTCACTTAGTAGTCCTCTTCTTCTTCATCCTCATAGTCTTCTCCTAGTAACTCGTTTAATGCATGATTAATTTCTGTTCCAGCTTCGTTTAATTCTTCCCTATGAATTTCTAGGTTAATATATTCTTCTGCTACCCTCACAAATGATTGTGCGGCGTCTGCTCTTTCCTTCTTATCGAGGTAAGGTTTTAATGCTACCCATATCTCAGCTAACATCTCTCCTGAATTATCGCTCATATTATTTTCTCCATTATAAACTTGTTACAAGTCGCTATACTTAGTCGATCTTTTTAGCAAGTTTATCCAAGTAGGCTTGGTGATGTACCCATTTCTTACCTTTTTCCAGGAATCCCCATTCTCTTTTTTGTTTAAATGGCATAAACAATGTCCATACGTTAACAGTAGGATCTATTTCTATCCTATGATAACTATTTGCTTTGCATATTCTAAAGTGCCCAGGGCCTCGCCAGTACTTTCCGTCTAAAGTATGTTCCCAATATCCACCTCTAAGAATAAGAGTGAAGTATGACCACGGATGATCATGTAAATCATCCGGGTCACTTCTAAGAAACTTATGAAGGAAGATGTTAAAAGGAAAGTTTCCACGATCCTTTAAGAATAGATAGTATCTCTCCAAGTAAGGTTCGTTACTATTCCTGTCTAGGATAAGCCTATAACGGCCTATCTCTTTCATCAAATCCTTCATTTTCTACTCTACTGCTTCTACTTGTGCTTCTTCAAGAACTTCGCCTGTCTCTGAATCAATAATATCTTTCTCAGTTCCAGTATATGCTAGTTCTTGTCCACGTTTAATAACGTCTTGCATTATCTTATCTAGTACTTCTCCGGTATATTGCTTACGGAACTCCTTAATAATATCACCATTTAACATAGTGTATGCTAATTTGTTACCTTCCTTCTTAAGAAAACCACGTGCTTCAAACAATTCAACAAGTCCACTATAAGGATTCATACCAGTTGTGTACGGTATTTCTACTTGAACACTTTCAAAAGGCTTAGAATATCTTGTTTTCATAATTTTACATGCGGCTCTAATACCATGTACTTGTGATGTTTTATTGCCATCTGCATCTACTTTAAGTTTTAGCTTCTTCATTGCTACAACCATAGAACTTGCATAAACAAATCCTGCACCACCAGTAATTTTATCGTCCGGATCAAACATATCTTGACTTGCATAGGTATGATTAGTAACTACCAAACCCACAGGGTGCGGAGCAATACGGTTTACGGTATTTTTAATCAATGCCGTAAGTGCTTTTGCTTTACGACCCATGTCGCCTTTTAGATCTCCTCCATCAAACTGATTAATATCTGTAGGTGTTAATAGCATACCAACACTATCAACTACAAACAGAATCTTCTTCTGCTCCTCATATGGAAGATCTCCATACTCGTCTTTATATGCTTTCATGAATTCAGAGATAAATTTAGCAACCTCATCAACCATTGAAACTCCAAACCTCATTAACTTCTCTGGGTCTGTATCAATGCCTAATGCTTTTAGCCATTCCTCGTCTAATGCGTTCTCAGTATCTAAGATAACTGGTAAAATATCTTGTGCTTGGGCATTCTTTACAAGATTACCGGAAGCAATAAACGATTTACCTGCCCCTGATTCTCCTGCAAACATAGTTACTTTACCAAGGGGTACTGCCCTTGTAAAATCACCCGACATAAGATAGTTTAAACAGTAGTTGCCTGTACTGATCCAATCTCTTGGATCATTAAAACCGGTACTCATACCAGGCACGGCTTTTGTTAAGTTTTTACGAAACTTGGAAACGTCAAATGCTCTATTTGTCATATTTACTCCTTAATGTGTAATTAGGGTGACAATCGCTTGCCACCCTTATATTACTATTGACCTGTAGTTTCCCTGTTGCGAATCATACTTAAAATATCATCCACACTAGGTTTCTTTTCACCTGTAGCTGGAGCTTCAGCAGTAGATGGGTTACCATCTGGTGCTTCTACTGGGCTTGGTGCAGGTGCTACTGCCGGAGTTGCTACTGGTGCCGCTTCTGCTACTGGAGTTGCGGGTGCAGTTGCTACCGGAGTAGCCGGAGCTGGGTTAGTTGCTGAAGTAGAATTAGCAAATGTTGCCCCATTAGGACGATAGTAGTTGCCCCAACGTTCTGGATCGTACAATTTACCGTCAACTGATGCTTCAAACATTTCTAGTTGAATATCAACTTCTTCCTTACCCGGACGTTTAGGCATAAACTGGTCTAGATTAAACAGTCCATGCTTAGAAACTGTTTCTAGTTCTTCTTCGTTTAGACTACGTTCCTTACGAGCCCAAGATGAGGTACTATAAT